AAAAAATCATGGCTCATTTTGGATGGTATAAGTGCAAAATGGTTGAGTTTCCTGCCGTAAGAATTGAAACTAACATTATTGTTGAAGTGCCAGAGCCTCCAATTCCTGAAAAAAAACCTGCACCAAGAACTAGGAAAGTAGTAAAATAAATTATGGACAAATCAATGGCTTTATTTCTTGCTACCTTGTTACATTCAGGGACAAATACCCATTTTATGCACTGGGCAACTAAGTCTTATGCTCAACACAAGACGCTTGGTAAATTCTATGAAAATATTGTCGAACTTACGGACACTTTAGCAGAGGCTTATTTCGGATGCTATGGGCAAATTACTAATTTTCCTGATTCTTATCATATGCCTAAAGGTACACCAATTAGTTACTTAGAGTCATTACAGCGTTTTGTTAAAGACGCTCGACAAGACTTACCTACTGAATCGGAAATTGTGCAACTTATTGACAACATCGCACAAGAAATCGACACTACCATTTATTTACTTAAATTTAAAGGTTAATCATGCCATTAGTAAAATCAGCCAGTCCTAAAGCAATTGGAACTAACATTAAAACTGAGGAAATGGCAGGCAAACCTCATGATCAGGCAGTAGCGATTGCTTTGAGTGTGCAAGATAAGGCCAAACAACGTAAAAGTACAATTGAGGCAGCATACAAAAAACATATGAAGTCTAGCGAAGAAAAAGGCGAAACTAAAAAAGAGTCTAAAAAAGACGAAATGGAAGAAATGTAATGAGTCGGCAAGATGATATTCGTGCTGCAATAGAAAAGCACGATAAGCCTATTGCTAAGACAACAACTGGTAAGGGTAAGAATTATCTTCCTACCGAACAAGGTGCTGGCATGACTGCTAAGGGTCGTGCAGCATATAATGCTAAAAACGGATCACATTTAAAAGCCCCCCAAGCATCAGGTTCAAGACACAATAGTTTCTGCGCTAGGATGAAGGGGGTTGTTGAACATGCAAAGGGTGATGCACCTAGAGCAAAAGCAAGTTTAAAGAGGTGGCATTGTGGCTAAAAATGGACTGTACGCAAATATTCATGCTAAACAAGAACGGATTAAAAATGGTTCAGGCGAGCATATGAACAAAGTTGGCAGCAAGAACGCACCAACGGCTAAAGATTTTAAAGAATCTGCTAAGACTGCTAAGAAGACCAGAAGGCATCATATAGAAGATGCAATGAAAGGATACTAATGAAGCATATGGAAAGAAAATACAAAAAAGAAGATGCTTTATTGCGTAATCATAAAGAATCTACCTTAGAAAAGAATCAGGCTGACAGAATGGCAAGAAGAAAGATGATTGCTAACAAACTAAAAGATTTGGATAAAGAAGTAAAATAGTAGTAGAATTAACTTATCTTTACTAACTCCTTAGAATAGATATGCCAAATAAACAACAAACAAATAATCCTAAAGGAAGACCTAAAGGTAGTCCTAATAAATCAACAGCACTAGCTAGAGAAGCTATTGCTAAGTTTGTAGATGGTAATGCAGACAAACTACAAGGTTGGCTTGATGAAATCGCTTTGAATGATAAATTAGGGCCTAAAGTTGCATTTGATTGTTTCATGCAAGTAGCTGAATATCATGTACCTAAATTAGCAAGGGTAGAACAAGTAGGTGATGTTGAAAAACCTATTGTTCATATCTTTAAATGGAAGGATTAGTCGAGGTTGTTCATGAGTTTGATTATAAAGCTCGTGACGCTTTTCTAGACTTTCACTATCGTAAAGAACGCTGGGCGGTATTAGTCTGTCATAGACGTGCAGGAAAGACCGTAGCAACGATTTGCGATATTATCCGTAGGGCAATCAGCGAAAACAAACCAAATGGCAGGTATGCTTATATAGCACCTTATTACGCTCAAGCTAAAAACATTGCTTGGGACTATCTTTTAAGGTTTGCTGAGCCTGCTATCGCTAAAGCTAACCAGTCTGAGTTATGGATTGAACTAATTAATGGGGCTAAAATCCGATTATTTGGTGCAGATAATCCTGATAATCTTAGAGGTTTATACCTAGATGGTGTAGTCCTAGACGAATACGCTGACATGAAACCTCGTATATGGGGTGAGATTGTAAGACCTTTATTAACCGATAGAAATGGCTTAAATGGTTACGAAACATGGGCGGTGTTTATTGGAACACCTAAAGGCCATAATGCTTTCTATGACATTTTTAACGAGGCTCAAAAAAACCCTAATTGGTATACAAAAGTTTTACGAGCAGATCAATCAGGTTTGTTGCCTGAAAGTGAATTATTAGATGCCCAGCAATCTATGTCTGTAAATCAGTACGAACAAGAGTTCTTAGTATCATTTGAGGCTTCCATTACTGGGGCATATTATGGGCAGGAAATGCGTAGAATTACTGACCTTAACCGTATTACAGAAGTTGAATACGATCCGATGTTCCCTTGTCATACTGCTTGGGACTTGGGCTTTAATGATTCGACTTCTATTATTTGGTTTCAAGTGGTGTTTGGTGAAATTAGAATTCTTGATCATCATAGCTCTAATGGTCAAGCCATTCCGTATTACACAGGCTTACTTAAACAAAAAGAGGAAGAATTTGGGTATAAATATGGCACTCATTGGCTACCTCATGACGCTCGTGCGAAAACATTGGCAAGTAACGGTAAAAGCATAATCGAACAAATTTCTACAAAAATTGACATAAAACAACTAAAAATCGTACCAAATCTGTCATTACAAGACGGAATACAAGCAACAAGACTTGCATTAACTCGCTGTTGGTTCGATAATAAGACAGAAGAACTTATCGAATGTTTGCGTCAATATCAGAGGGAATGGGATGATGATAAAAAAGTATTTAGGGATCGCCCAAAACACGATTGGACAAGTCATTCGAGTGATGCGATGCGTTATCTTAGTATTGTTTGGCAAGATGAAGAAATACCAATAGTCAAAGATACAAAAATTAAAGGAATTCATGTCGGTGAAACAGATGTAACTCTTAACGAATTATGGAAACAAACACCCAAAATTACAGATCGTAGGATATAAACATGGAACATACATACCAAGATTGGTACAACTGCATAGCTCAGTACGAAAGAACGTATAAGGATTGGGAAAGCCGTAGCGATAGAATCGTTAAAAGGTATCGTGATGAACAGCGAAGCAGAAACAATCCCAACGCTAAGTTTAATATTTTGTGGTCTAACGTACAGACAATCAATCCTGCTATCTTTGCTAGACTTCCCAGACCCGATGTAAGTCGTAGGTTTAGGGATAACGATCCAGTCGGTAGGGTAGCATCAATGATGCTTGAACGTGCGCTAGAGTACGAAATTGAGCATTATGGTGACTATGGTTCAGCCATGAAATCATCCGTATTGGATAGATTACTTGGTGGTCGAGGTACATCTTGGGTTCGTTATGAACCTCATATCGTTGGCTCAGACGGTGGAGAAGCTGAGGGTGCGCCTGATGATGGTTATCAAATCACAGAAGATACTGATGAGGCAGAAACTGAAGGCGGTATTTATCGTGAAGATCAAGAGCGTATTGAATACGAATGTGCGCCAGTCGATTACGTTGCATGGCGAGACTTTGGTCATACAATTGCTCGGACATGGGAAGAAGTAACGGCTTGCTGGAGAAAAGTATATTTAGGTCGCCCTGCTTTAGTTGAACGCTTTGGCGAAGAACTAGGCGGCAAGATTCCTTTGGATACCAAGCCTGAGACTTCTAAGTCCTATAACGAAAAGATGGGTGAAGGCGCACATGAGGCTTGTATCTATGAGATATGGGATAAGACAAGCGGTGAGGTTATTTGGCTATCTAAATCAATGGGTAAAATCCTTGATGTTAAGCCTGATCCTTTACAGTTAGAAAACTTTTGGCCTTGCCCTAAACCTTTGTACGCAACAATCACGACAGATTCATTGATTCCTGTACCTGATTTTGCGCTATATCAAGACCAGGCTAGACAGTTAGATACACTTGCAGATCGTATTGATGGCTTTATTCAGGCATTAAAAGTTCGAGGTGTGTACGATGCTGCTGAACCTAGCTTGCAACGTCTCTTTACTGAAGGCGAAAACAATACATTGCTTCCAATTAAGAACTGGGGCGCATTTGCTGAAAAACAAGGCATGGCTGGTGCTATTAATTTGGTGGATATTACCCCAATCGCAAGCGCATTGCAGTCATCTTATCAAGCAATGGATCAAGTTAAGAATCAAATCTACGAAATTATGGGTATTGCTGACATTCAGCGAGGACAGACAGACCCTAATGAGACGCTTGGCGCACAAATCATTAAGAGTAACAATGCTTCAGGTCGTTTAAAGACAATGCAACATGATGTGGTGAATTTTGCTACGAGTTTATTGTCAATTAAAGCGCAAATTATCTGCAATCATTTTACAGACGATACTATCTTAAAGATTTCAGGTGCAAATCAGCTATCAGATGCTGACAAACAGTATATTCCTGAGGCATTGCAACTATTAAAAAATGAGCCAGCTAAAAACTTCCGTATTGAAGTCACGTCTGATTCAATGATTTATCAGGATGAACAGGCAGAAAAGCAAAATCGCATGGAGTTTTTACAGTCTATCGGTCAGTTTATGCAACAAGTAGTTCCTGCAGCTCAAGCCGTACCTGAAATGACACCGATGTTGATGGAAATGGTTAAGTTTGCAGTTACTGCCTACAAAGCTGGCAAGGGTCTTGAGGGTATCATCGATGAGACTGCCGATAAGTTTAGAGAACAAGCTAAACAATTGGAAGGTCAACCTAAGCCTCCTAGCGCAGAACAGCAAAAGATGCAAATGACTATGCAACTTGAACAGGCTAAGATGCAAGCTGCTGCACAACAGGCTCAACAAACTGCACAACTTGAACAACAGAAAATTCAGATGCAAATGCAACTTGAGCAAGCTAAGCAAGAGTATCAAGCAAAAGAAAATCAGCTTAAATTCCAATTGGAAGACCAAAGAAATGAACGTCAAGCCGAAATGGATTTAAAAGTAGCACAAATGAAGATGCTGACAGAGCGCAATACTCAAGTCTTACTAGCTCATATCAATAACGGTGCAAAAATAGAAACTGCTCGTATATCTGCTGGGGCTGACGATGGTTTACAAGCCTACTTGACAGAAGAAGATATGGCTAAATCTATGGAACATCCGTTACAACCTATTGCTCAAGCTATCGAACAGGGTAACCAACAAATGACACAGGCATTAGGTCAAATTATGCAGACAATGAATGAAAATCAGAATAGACCTAAACAAGTATTAAGGGGCGCAGACGGTAAGATTATTGGAGTTCAATAATGGCTATAACAGTTAAACATAAGTTTGTTAGTGCCATACCTGATGCTGGCGATCCTACGATTGTTCAACCTTCTAACTGGAATGATGATCACCAATTAACAGGTACAGTACCAATAAGTAATGGTGGAACTGGTGCAAGTACGGCAAATGATGGATTTAATGCTCTTGCGCCCAGTCAAACAGGTAATTCAGGTAAGTATCTAACGACTGATGGTTCTAATACGTCATGGGCTACAAATCCATTAGGAACAGTTACTAGTGTAGCAACAGGCACAGGATTAACTGGTGGCCCAATTACTACAAGTGGCACAATATCAATTGATAGCACAGTCGTAACGCTGACAGGCACTCAAACGCTTACAAATAAGACTTTAACAACTCCTGTTCAATCAAGTTACGAAACATTTACTTCTATTTCTGCACCAAGTTATGCTGAAGGCGAAATATGGTACGAC